ATCCGTTGGTGATTCAGGAGCTGACGTGAACCTTTCTTTTAGGAAAGTGCTTCATGATGAAGCAGGAGAGGTAGATACATTCTTGATGATCGATGGAGGAAGGGATTCGATGGGTCCAGTTACGTACATTAGAATGTTTGATAGAGAGTTGCAGATAGCTACTGGACAAGGAACAGATAGAACTTGGCACTATTTTGACATTGAAAATGTTCCTTCGTCTTGGACAAGACTTTTTGGACAAGATAATTGTTTTTTTAGAATTATTAACTGGCAGTAAAACTTAATAATAACAAATATCTTTACGCCACGTTAATCTTTATAATTCAATACTTATTGATTAACGTGGCGCAGATTATTAAACCTTCAACAGTTGCAATAACTCTTTTAAAAACAAGAGATGAGTTGAATGAGCTGTTGCAGCTTATTCGTTCTTGGAGAATGAAAGGAATCAATGGTTCAGGAGTTGTTCCTATCGTGATTTTACCTTTGGAAGCAAAATTAGAGAAATCTATCAAAGACGTTGAAGCAATGATAAAGATTGCAGCTCAAGTTTAATTTTTTTTTTACTTAATATTTAAATATAGTTTTTATTAAGAGGTAATATGCGTATAACTGAATCACAACTTCGAAGAATTATTTTAAAAGAAATTTCAAACTTAGTTGAAGCAGAAACTGCAGGAGAAAAAGCTGCTGCTTCTGCAGGTCAAGCGACTACAATTTCTTCATTTGAAAATAAAGCAGGAAAAGTTAAAGATGCCCGCGGGCTTGCAGATTTAATAATTAGCGCAATTAAATCTTCAGGTCTTGGAGAAAAATTAGGCGCAAATAAAGGAATAATAAAAACAGCGTTAATGCAAGCGCAACAAGAGCTTTCAAAGATATAAGGATTTTTTATATGTCAGCATCATCGGAAGCTTTATTGTTTCAAATCATAGAGCTTGAGAAAATGATTTTAGAATATAAATCTCAAGACAAAAATTCAATTGAATTAGAAGAAACATTATCATTGCTTAAGGATAAATTTACTTTAATGAATGAAGCCTTAAATAAGTCTAAAGGCCTATTAAACGGATAATAATGCAAAAAGTAGATCTGTATCAACCAATTGTTCATGTTCGTGTAGGCTCTCCTCCATTGTTTATTAATGTTGGAGTTAACAGAAGCGGATCAGAAACGACCGGTGGTCCTGTAGAAAATGTTGTTCGTCCAGAAACTTACGTGCTTCTTTCTGCTCTTCCTGACGAATTGCGCGAAAGAGTAAAAACAGCAGTGCAAGTTTTAATTTCTTCAATGTAAATATATGATGCAGGTTATAAGATTAGGTTCAGTCGGCCATGATGTAGAAAACTGGCAGACCTTTTTAAGAGGTCAAAACAAAAGTAGTTCGATTGTAGTTAGCGGAACATTCGATCAAGTTACGTATGTAGAAACTAAGGCATTTCAATCTAAGAAAGGATTGGTTCCTGACGGCGTTGTAGGTCCCAAGACAATATCTACAGCGCTACAATCCGGATATCCGTTGATGGATGATCCAACATCAGATATTAACGGTCCTAGTTGGCCTAAAAAACCGGCAAACGGACCGTTGGGTGTTGCTGATCGTGAAAAATTATTTGGTAAATTTTCTTATGTTTCATCACCAACATTTTCTAATCCTGAAGCAATAACGATAACAGGCAATTGGATTCAAAACAGTATATCAACGATTACTATACCTCAGTTATCAGGAATAGCAGGATCGCCGTCTTCTTGTAAGATTCAAATTCATGCGTTGTTAGTTAAACAAACCGAAAATTTATTTCAAGCGTGGGATTTTGCAGGCTTAAAGTATTTGATCATGTCATGGGGAGGATCCTGGGTTCCTAGATTTATTAGAGGATCAAGATCAGTCTTATCGAACCACGCTTGGGCGACAGCATTTGATATAAATGTTCAATGGAATATGTTAGGCGCTCAACCGGCGCTAAGGGGAGAAGTTGGGTCTGTAAGAGAATTAGTAGAAATTGCTTATGATCATGGATTCTATTGGGGAGGATGGTTCCCAAGACGTCCTGATGGAATGCATTTTGAAGCCTACAAAATACTTTAATGAGTCATCTATTTTATTGTAGATGATAATTAATCTAGTCATGGCCACTAGAAGAGATATATCACGAGTTAGAAAAGTATATTCTTATTATAGGACTAGACCAGTTTATAGAGATGTCGCAACAGAGTCGGAAATGATTAACATTTTTAATGCCTTAACACAAGTTACGACCTTGAATCAAAACGTTACGCAGCTTGTTCAAAACGCAGACAACATCGTATGGAATGAAACTCCATCTGGAGTTACAGATGGATCAAACGTTTCTTTTGAATTGCAATATACGCCTCTTGATAATTCAAAAATGTTGGTGTTCGTTAACGGCGTTTTAAAGGAACGTAATGGAACAATTGCTGATTACACAATAGCAGGAAAGATGATAACTTTTCTTTGGGCTCCTCCTCCAAAATCTAAAGTCCTTGTAACTTATTCTAGAGTTACTGGTTAATTTTGTCTAGGTTTTCTGCCTCTCTTTTTTTGTGATTTATCTTCTTTCAATTCTAAGGCTTCACGAGCCTTTTTTCTTCGTTCTACAAGATCCATTGCAGCTCTTCCTGTTCTTGTTTTTGGGTCTTGATCAGGCCTGATTCGTGTTTGTTCTTTTTCTTGCTTATCTTTGTTCTCAAGTCGTGTTTGATCTTCTTTTTTCTCTTCTTCTTTTTGCTTTTCTCTTTGTAATAGAGCTTCTTCATGTTTAGCTTTTACAACAGATAATTTTTCAATTTCTTGTTTTAAGAAAATGATTTCGCCTTGTTTTAAATAAAGAAATTTTTCTGATTCTTTAGAAATTAACCTCACCGTTGCGTCTGCGTTATTAAAAAAGCCTAGTAGTATTTTTGCAACTTCATCCTGAAGCTTTTTTTGTTCTACAAGCTTGTTTAATTCGTTCTTTTGATTTCTTATATAGTCCTCAATTTTGTCAGCAGTTTCTTTTGATCCAACTGCATATCCATCTATTTTTTTCAATGTTTCAGTCATTGAATTGAATGTCTCAGTTTTGTTTGACAATAATTCTTGAATAAGATCTAGTCTTGTTTTAATTGTTTTTTCGTCCATGATATAAAATATTTAGCAGTCATTTATTTTTGACAAAAAAAGGCCCGGAGTTTTCTCCGGGCCCCGCAATCAGTCAGTCTTGATCGCTATTCTACTTTAGGATTTATCATCCACGGATGATGACAGTGATGACGTCGTCAGCAATGAACGAATATGAAGGTTCGAAGGTGACCGATGTCGTTGTGATGCCGGGCAGGTCGTGGACTGGGGCCATGAGTACGCCGTTCACGAAGACGTCGACCAACTTGTGGTTTGCCGAAGAGAGCGAACCGAGACTGGAGAAGTCTAGGACGCCGCCAGCTGAGACATCTGTACCCAAGAATGCTTGCTTCAAGAGGTTTCCACCCGCAGAAGCGCTGTCGAGGTCGCTGCGTAGCTCGTTGAGCATGCCGACGATCGTAGTAGCTGAGAAGCTTGGGTCTGGAGCTTGCGCTGCAGATGCGAAGGAGATCGGATCGTTACCAGCTGATTGAAGCAAGAGTTCCGACGCAGCAACAGAGGAGACGAGGAAGTCATCACCGGACTTGCTGATAGAACCGACCATCGAACCTTCCTGCGCACCGATCTTTGTTTGAGACATCCATGCCGGAACGAGTGTTGCAGCGTTGAGGTCTGCTGGTTGATCACCGGAAGAATTGTGGGCAACCTGAGCGAAGACGAGCTCACCCGCGCCACCATCTTGTCCGACGACGAGGTCATACGCAGCGCCTGCACCCTTGCTGAAAACGACACCGGAGTCAAGCGCTCCGTTAGATCCCGTTGCAAGGTAGATGAACGAATCCTTGACCCTCATGTTCTCGGTCTCAATGTAGGTGAAGGAGCCCTTGACGAGAAGGTCACCATCAATCTGCGCGTCACCGGAGACGACGAGGCCACCGTCGATGGAAAGGTCAGATCCGTCGAAGACGAGCGCAGACTCATCCTTCATGGATCCGTTAGCATCAACGATGTAGAGGCGTTGTGCAACGTCTCCGTCAATACTGACGGCATTTGCAGTTACTCCACCGTTGAAGTCAGCTGCGTTCGCGACTGCGAGAGATACGACCGAAGTAGCGCCAGCTTGTAGCGTGCTGGAGAAGGTTGCGCCTCCGCCGACGCCGAGGTTGCCGGCGACGCTTGCGTTGCCGCCGACTGCAGCGCTCGTGGCGCTGAGCGATTGCACACTTGTTGAACCGGCTGAAATAGTTAATCCGTTTCCGCCTGAGATTGCACCGGCGAATGTTGAATTTCCTGATACCGCTAAAGATGAAAGGCTGGAAGCTCCTGCAGAGAGTCCTGCAAGAGTGGATGATCCTGCAACGTTAAGCGCTCCACCAACTCCAGCGTTTCCTGCAAGGCTTGAATTTCCTGATACAGATAGAGATGAAAGGTTTGATGCTCCCGCAGAGAGTCCTGCAAGGGTGGATGATCCTGCTACCGCAAGTGAGCTAAGAAGCTGGACGGCTCCTGTGACTTCCATCTCACCGACAACCGCCATATCGCCAGCAAAATCAGCATCGCCAGTAACTGCTACATCACCCATGATTGCAGCGTCTTCAGAAACCGTAAGGTCTCCTGTTACTGCTGCTCCACCTGTGATAGAAGCTCCTCCGGAAGAAACAGTAAGACCAGCTGCTGCTGTTACTGCACCGGTTAATGTTGAAGTTCCTGAGACAGCGAGCTCGTCGAGCGAAGTAGCGCCAGCTTGTAGCGTGCTGGAGAAGTTTACTGCTCCGCCGACGTCGAGTGTTCCTGCTATGTTAGTGTCACCGTCTGCCTCAACAGTGAAGTGTCCACCAGTAACGATCAAGTCGGAGACAAAAGCATCCATGCCAAAGGCGAGAGCGTCACCAGGTGCACCAGCTTGAGCCAAACCAACGATCTTGTGAGAATTCATGTTAAGCTCGCCGGCGGCCTTGGCATTGAACGTGATGAGATCAGTTGACGCATTGCCGAGGGTGACGTTGGCATCAACAATGAGGTTTCCGTTCATGGAGACGTTACCATCCATGTCCACAGAAACGCCGCCGGATCCATAACCGCCACCGATGTTGACGGCACCAGCAATAATCGCATCCCCCGCGAACGTAGAATCTCCTGTAACGCCTAAATCACCGCCGATACTGGCGGCAGCGGCCACGCTGAGATCGCCACCGATAGAGGCATGACTAACCGAGGAGATTTCGCCTTGGAAATCTGCGTCGGAACCGGTCATATGAACTGCTGCATAGATGTCAGCAAGGTCTTGTAAACCGTCTAGTTCAGCATACCATGCGTCCTTACCAATGATACGCTTCATTTGTGAACGAAGCGCATCGAGGTCGCCCTTCACCGTAGACTTACCAGCTAAGTCAGCGCCTGCTGGTAACCCATCGTCGAAAGAAAGCGAACCCCTAATTTGAGTTTGTTGAATTTTTGAAATTGACATTTTACCACCTAAATTGGTTGTTTTTTGTGTGCAAATCTAGCACCATGCCGGATTTTTCTGCACACTTATAAGTATTCAGCAGCGAACAGTGCTACAACGCTAGCGGTGGGCTATTTGTCATAATTTTGTCATAATGAAGTAAATGTAGATTACAAGATTAACTAGTTGGTTATTCGTCAAAAATGTTTGAGATGTTCTTATCGTCTACCATATTTTTATTAAGCATCTTTAGCGTTGAGGAAATGAATACAAAATGACGACATTTGCAGATACAATTAATCCAACTCCGTTTGGCTTCTTTGATGCAGAAGCAGTATTCCAAACTGAAGCTGATTCAATGGTGTTATTTGTTAAAAGAAAATTAGGCGACGATGTTCTATCTGTCGAATTGACTAAAAAAGAAATATGGGCATGTTTTGAAGAAGCATGTTGTGAATATTCTCGTTTGATCCATGAAATGAAAATAACGTCAGATTTAACGAACGTTTTAGGCATGCCTACAGGATCGACTGATTTAACAAATAGGTATGCAAAGAGAACAGTCGAATATCTTCTTAGGATGGCAGAGCCTTATGCAACTGAAGCGTATGTCGGTGGATCATACGATGCTACATTAGGATATGTAGAATTGGTTTCTGGGCAACAAGATTATAATATTTACAAAGACGTCAAGGTTGTTTCTGGCGATGATGCAGGAGAAGTTGTTTATGATACAATACCCTCTGGATCGAAAGGAAAACTAAGGGTCGTTGAAGTCTTTCATTTAGAGCCTTTAGCGTCGCAACAATTCTTATTAAATGCTTCAAATATAACCAACTTCTTAGCGACCAACTTTAACTATGAATCTTATGTCAATTCGACTGTGTTCTATGTATTGCCAGTATTCGAAGATGTTTTAAGAAGAGGAATGCTAGAGACGGCATTTAGAGTTAGAAGATCAAATTATTCCTATGAAATAATAGGAAGTAACTTGCGAATTTACCCTGTACCTTCCACTGATCTACAAACAGGAAAACTTTTCATAAAGCTAATGAAACCTCATAATCCGTTAAACCCATCAGCATATGCTGATGATTCAATTTATGGAATATCAGGACCAAATAACATGCCGTTTGCAAACATACCGTTTGCAACGGTAAACCAACCTGGCAAGCAATGGATTAGACAATATACTTTAGCATTATGCAAAGAATTGCTTGGGTTAATTCGTTCAAAGTTTTCTTCAATACCAATTCCTAATGCTGAACTAACGCTAAATGGTGGAGAATTAGTTTCACAAGGCAGAGAAGACAAAGATAAGCTAACAACTCAAATGAAGGAATTCTTAGGAAATTTAACTCATGCTAAGCTTCTTGAGCAAGATGCTTTGGTCGCTGAAAACATGCAAAAACAGCTTAGATATATCCCAATGCCGTTAGGTAAGTCCATCGTCATAGGCTGATGAAAGGATTATATGGCAAGGCTTTTCATTACAAAAAGAGAAATAAATTTCATTTCTGACATTACAAAAGAAATTGTAAAAGACGTTATAGGACAAAAGATCTATTATTACCCTGTCTCTGAGACAAAGACAAAATCTCATGAAGTGTATGATGAGTCTTTGAAAAAGATTTTTGATAATCCAATCAACATTGATGTTTTAGTCAACAGCGAATTTCAAACTGAAACCAAGATAAATAAGTTTGGAATCGATGCCCAGTTTATTCTTGAAGTTTATATACAGCATAGAGACATGATTGAAAAAGGAATTAATCCATCAATAGGCGATTATTTCTCTTTCGGAGCAATCTTTTATGAGATAACTGAGTACAAATACATGAGAACCATTTATGGCCAAGCAGAAAACATAGATGGCGTGTCTTTGACTGGTACCAGAGTCCGTGAAAGCCAGTTCAAGGCCCTTACGAATGGTCCAACAGACATCAAGTACAACGACGCCGACGCAGTTCAAGATACATTCGTTCAGCAAAGAGGTTATGCAACTGATGCTAACGGAGAAGAGACCGGTGATGTTAGAGATCTTGTTAAGAACGGAGTCTTAGAAGAGCCATTGACCGGTCCAAAACAAGTATCCCCTGCTGGTGATTCTACCAGCGTAGGTAGCGCATTTTACGATGAGGAGTGATTATGCCGACTAGGTTCAATTCTAATAGCAAAACAAGATTTGGTGTATCAGGCATTAATTTAAACACTCATCAAGGCACGGCTGACATAACAATACCTTTTGTTAGCATAGAAGATGTTGACGTGTCTCTATTTAAATTGTTTGAAAATGAAATTAAATTACAGGTAGGTGGAGATAATTCAGATTTTAAAAAGGTTCCTGTGATTTTTGCAACAGGAGAAAAATGGGCTATATTAAAGAAAAAAAGAGCCTTAAGAGATAAAAACAATTCTTTAATACTTCCTTTATTGACGATTTCTAGAACATCAATTGCACAAGATATTTCATCAGATATTGCTGGACGAGGTATTAATCAACAAACTGGAGAAATTGTAATAAGAAGAAGATTGGATAAATCAGATAGAGAATATCAAAATCTAATCAATAGGTTTCTTCTAAAGAATCAAAAGAACGTTGCAACCAATCCTTTTTTAGAACATGTGGATGATCAACTGCTGACAGATAGAACAATCGGAGAAAATTCAACTGATCAAATTGTGCAAGACGGCGCTTGGCTTGCAGACATAAAGAGCAATAACATCTATGAAACCATTGTCGTTCCATCTCCACAATTTTATAACGTTACGTATGACGTAACGATGTGGACGCAATATACTCAACATATGAACCAATTGTTAGAACAGCTTGTTTCTTCGTTTCTTCCTCAGGCAAATTCATGGAAGTTAGAAACGCCTAAAGGTTATTGGTTTATTGCGACGGTTAGTAACAATTCATATGATCCAGAATCAAACCTAGATGAATTAGGACAGGAAGAAAGAATCATCAAATATAAATTTACCGTAAATGTTAAAGCATATATCTTTGCAGCTCAACATGCGAATGGAGGAATTCCTATAAAAAGGTATGTTTCTTCTCCAATCGTTTCATTTGAAACAAATGTTCTTGGAGGAGTCATAAACAATGAAGTTGGATCGACTGTTACGAATCCATTTCTTGGATCAGATGATCCGACTCTTCCATTGGCAGATTCTTTAAATAGAAGAAACGATCAACGAAACACGAATGGAACGTTGTTGTATGATCCTCAAGATGCAACGCTGTCTGATGACCCTGCAAGAAAAGCAAGAACTCCTCAAACATATCAATTCGAACCTGTTTATAGAAAAACGCCAAGTGGCGGGTATGTAAGAGTGTATGCTGTAAACCAAGCATCTGGTGAATCAATAATTAGGCCTGCTTCTCAGATAGGATCGACCCCTGCACCGCTAACTGTAGATGCATTATTAGGAGGATTATCCTATCATATTACTGGCGAAGATGATTGATTTTTATTTTTTTAATTTTTTTTAATACTTATAAGAGAAGTTTATTTCGCATGAAGGAGCAAGGTAATGGCTGAGCAGGTTTTTAGGTCTCCTGGTTTTTTTGAGAGAGAAATTGAATTAAAAGCGCCCCCTGGAGGAGGGCCAGTAGGTGTTCCAGCAGGCGTGATCGGAACAGCGAATAAAGGTCCAGCATTCGTTCCTGTGACCGTCGCTAATTTTAATGAGTTCGTTAACATTTTTGGCAACTTAGATCCTAAAAAATTTGGTCCTTATGCAGTAAACGAATTTTTAAAGAATCGAACAGCCTTAACTTATATGAGAGTGTTAGGCGCTGGTGCGAATAAAACCGCAACAGACATAAGCGCAACATCTCTTACTGGAAGAGTAAAAAACGCCGGATTTAAGCTTGAAGGTTCTGTGGCTTCGCATGATTCCGCAGGCCGTCACGTTGGAGCCGTACAGTTCTTGGTTGCAGATCATACCCTTCAAACCAATGAAGCTTATGGAATGCCAATGTTTACTGACAACGATTCAAGAACAAGTGCAACAAACGTTAACTTGGTTCGTGGTGTTGTTATGTTGGCTTCCGGTGCAAGAATGATGGTTCTTGACGGAAATCAACAAACTGCAGCATCATTTGTTGGTGCAACGACAGTCGACGATGCAGCTCAAGTAAAGAGTGGTAAGTTTAAATTAATTATTTCTTCTACGCTTGGTTCTTCTTTCGCTTTTGATGATAAGCTCCCTGGAGTAAAAATCTATACTGCGTCGATGAATCCGACGAGTGATGATTACGTCGGAAAAGTCTTAAATAGAGACCCAGAAAAATTTGAGCAATACCAACATCTTCTATATACAGATTTTGCAGTAGATGATGAAGTTGCATCAGTCGTTAATGATGATTATGTCGCTGTGTTATCAGGTTCTTCATTAACAAGTAATGTTTCTGGTGAACCTACCACAGAGTTTAGAAAAGCATTTGGAGCATTTGATACAAGATATACTTCTCCAAAAACTTCTTACTTTATTTCTCAGCCATTCGGCAAAACAGAATATGATCTCTTCCAAGTTGAATCATTGGATGATGGAGCATATGCAAATAGCCTTTATAAGGTTTCAATCGCAAGCCTTAAAGTTTCTGAAAATGAAGCTTACGAATATGGAACATTTAACTTACAGATTCGCGATTGGAATGATACAGATTTAAATCCTGCAGTTTTAGAAGAATTTGTAAATTGCTCTTTAGATCCTGATTCTGACAACTATATTGGAAAAGTTGTTGGTGACCGTAGGGTAACTTACGACTTTGATCAAGACATACTTTCAGAAAGAAGAATAATCACGAGCGGAAAGTACGCAAATGTTTCAAAGTATGTTAGAGTTGTTATTTCACAGGATGTAGAGGATAAGAAGGTTCCAGCAAAATCTCTTCCATTCGGGTTTAGAGGACCAGAATTATTGAAGACCAATGATTCATTAACTGATGGAGCAACTTCTGCAAAGAGATTAGCCGGATTGTTCTCGATCGACTCGACGGGAATTCTTTCACAATCTATACTACCTCCTGTACCATTCAGATTTAAAGTAACTAAGGGTCCAATGACTACACCAGCGTGGGACGGTGATCCAGGCCCGCAAGAAGTTGCATCTCCTCAATTCTACTGGGGAGTTAAGTTTGAAAGAAATGATGTTCCTCTTAATTCTAATCTTTCAGAAGTTAAGAATCATCTTCTTGAGAGCTATACTAAGTTTGGTGGAATAAAGAAACTTGACGCTTTGGTAACTGGTTCAGGAGCAGATACATTCAACAATAACAAGTTCTCATTGTCGAAGGTCGCATTCTCAGCAGGAACAATAGCAGGGTTAACTGGAACTGTTCGTTCACACATGAAAGAAGCTGCATACATCAGAAATGCCAAGGTAGATCCAACGACATATACAGTCAACGATCCAGTTCTAGGTAATAGAATTACATTCGCATCTTTGTTGTCGAATGGCGAGGCTTACGAATTTAACAAGTATTCATCATTTGCTAAGTTTACAACCTTTATGCAAGGTGGATTCGATGGATTGAATATTCTTGATTCAGCTGCATCAAGAATGAATGATAAGGCTACTTCATTTGAAACTCCGCTCGGCGGAGCATCATCAACGTTTGTATCACCCGGTTTGCTTACAAACCTTGCAGGAACGGGCGTCGATAACAATGCTGTAAATTCATATATTACTGCAGTCGATGTTATGACTGATCCGCTTCAAGTTAACACTAACTTGCTAGCAATTCCTGGAATTCGTGAAGATTACATTACAAATTATGCAGCAAAGAAAGTTAGAGATTATGGACTTTCTATGTACGTAATGGATCTTCCAAACTATGATGATAATGATGGTCGCATCTATGATGATTCTACAAATAGAATTAACATAGAAAACACAGCTGCAACATTCGAAGCTAGATCATTCGACAACAATTATATTGCAACTTACTTCCCGAATGTTTATGTAAATGATACAACAAATAGTCGTTATGTCAAGGTTCCTGCTTCTGTTGCAGCATTAGGAGCTCTAGGGTTTAATGATAGAGTTGCATATCCATGGTTTGCACCAGCAGGATTTAATAGAGCAGCGTTAGATTTCGTCAACAACGTTGAAGTTAGACTCAATGTTTCTGATAGAGATAGATTGTATGATGCTCGAATCAATCCAATCGCGACATTCCCAAGATTGGGATTTGTCATCTACGGACAAAAGACACTACAAATAAGAAAGTCAGCGCTCGATAGAGTAAACGTTCGTCGTTTGCTTCTTGAAGTGAAGAGACTTATCATAAACATAGCAAACAGAATTGTGTTTGAACAGAACACACCTGCAGTTAGAAACAAATTCGTTGCAGATTCTGTTCTTCAATTGGGTCTAATTCAAGCTCAAGCTGGTATCGAAGCATACCAAGTTGTAATGAATGAAACCAATAACACGCAAGAGGATGTTGACTTAAACCGCTTGAATGGTAGAATCGTTGTTGTTCCAACAAGAGCTATCGAATTCATTGCAATTGACTTCATCATCACAAATGCAGGAGTTCAGTTCGTTTGATTCTAAAATTCTTATGTAATCTGATACTTATCAAGCAAGTTGTAGGAGCGAAAAATAAATGGCACAGCTCAAATTTGGAAGCGCAGGGGTCACGACAAGAGAGATTGATTTAACAGGACCAGTTGAGACATCACCTACGGGTGTTCCTGCAGGCATAATTGGTACTTCCGTTAAAGGACCGGCATTTATTCCTTTAACATACGGAACGTTAAATGATTTCTTTGCAAAGTTTGGTGAAAGTGATTCTAAGAAGTTCGGCCCAATGGCTGTAGCAGAATGGCTCAGAAGAGCCACAGCTGTTACATATCTTAGGGTCTTAGGCGTTGGAGATGGTAAGAAAAGAGTCTTAAGCGGACAAACTGCTGGTGATGTAACAAACTCTGGATTTACTGTCGGGGAAGAATTACCTGCTTCTGATGGAACCTTGTCATCAAACACTTACGCAAATGCAGGAGGTAATCCTGGAAGAACGTATTTTCTGGGTTGCTTCATGTCGGAGTCGCTCGGCGCAAACGTGTTTAGCAGCGCAGGGCTTCAAGGTTTAGGAAACGCAAATGGAATCAGCGCTACCTCAGCAGTTCCAATTGTTAGAGGTGTGTTAATGGCTCCTTCTGGGGTCGTTTTAAGATTATCAGCATCTGTAGCAGGATTAGATTCAAGCAATCCTGGTTCGGGATTGGTAGGAGATGATGCTAATGCAAAAGGAACTTCATTAGGATCAGTTGTGTTAGGTTCTGATGCTACTTCAAAACAAGAATTTACCTTGTTATTGAACGGTCATAAAGGAACTGATTCATCTTATCCTAACGTTCTTACCGCATCTTTCGATGTAACAGCAGCAAATTATATCAGCAAGGTTCTTAATACAGACCCTTATAAGCTTCAACAAGCAGGTCACTACCTTGCAGCGCATTGGGATATTCATCCAACTCTAGCTGCAGTGACAGGAGTTGGAGTTGTTTCTGCTGTTCCTGTTAATCAAAGCGAAAGATCAGTCTTCTTATTGACTTCATCCCTGGCAAGAAACCTTGGATCTTCTACTGTTCCAAACTATGAAGGGTTTAGAGATAGATTCACAAATGCTAAATCGTCTTGGGTGATTTCACAAAAGTTCGGCGGTTCTGCAACAGATCTATTTAAACTTCACGCACTTGATTCAGGAGCTGGAATCTCTAACAAGGTTAAGATCTCTATCTATAACATAACTCCTTCCTCAGATCCACTTAACAAGTATGGATCATTTAGCCTTGCGATAAGAAGCTTGTTTGATACGGACATTGATCAAAAAGTTCTTGAAAGATGGGAAGGCATTAATTTAGATCCATCTTCTGACAGATACATCGCAAAGGTTATTGGAGACGTTAACGCATACTACGATTTTGACAGAGATGATGCAGCTCAAAAATTGGTCATCGAAGGCAATTATGAGCTAAGATCAAGATACGTTAGAGTTGAAGTATCGACAGCAGTCGCAGAACAAGCAGTCGATCCTGCTGCTCTTCCAATGGGATTCAGAGGAATTACACATTTAGTGACATCTGGATCTGCACCCCTTGCGGCTTTAGGTGGAGTAGATGCTTCTGCTCTATCGATTTCAACGTTCACAAGAAACACAGTTGAGCCACCGCTTCCTTTTAGAAATCATTTGAATGATGGAACAGGACAACAGACGCAAGTAAATTCCAGGTACCATTGGGGCGTTAAGTTTGAACACATAACCAATCTATCTGAACAAAACAGCTCTGTTCTACAAGATAAATCTTTTAATAGCTTTACCAAACATTTCCCTGGTCATTCTACTACAAACATTAACTTTGTAGTGGGAGATAATACAGGCGCAGCAGACACTGTTCAAAACGGAATAGTCGACGCTGATAGATTCTGTAACAATATTTTCACTCTTGAAAACATCCAAATCGTTACTGGATCAAATGGAACAGTCGCACAAAATAATGATTGGAAAGACGCATCATACGTTAGAAAAGGAAACATAGCTGCCGATGACGTAGCAAAGACAAGAGCCGTTGCAGTAAGCGATTTGTCCAATTCACAAAACAGAAAATTCCTTAAATTCTCGTTCATCATGCAGGGAGGATTCGATGGAGTTAATATCTTCGATAAGGATGAAGCAGAGATCAACAACGCAGCAGTTGTAGCTGATATGGATGATGCAGATCGTGGCCGTTCATCTGGTCCTAACGTATCTGCATACCTAAAGGCCTTAGAGGTCATGAAGAATACGACCAATGTCGATATTCAACTTCTAGCTATACCAGGCATCAGAGCTCCAATCGTTACTGATGAAGCAATCCGCGCGACAGAAGAACGTTTCGATGCTCTGTACGTCATGGACATTGAACAGGTTGATAAGGATGGAAATTTGATCAATATTACGTCAAATATCAAACCTTCGGTGACTGAAACAGTTGCTCAACACAAGGCAAGAAACCTTAACACTTCATTTGCAGCAGCTTACTTCCCTGACTTGTTAATGAGAGATCCTTCTCTTCCAACAAACTCAGTCATAGTTCCTCCTTCAGTCGCTGTAATGGGAGCTTTATCATTGAATGATTCTCTTGGATATCCATGGTTTGCTCCAGCAGGATTAACAAGAGGAGAACTTCCAACAACGCTTGAGACTAGCATTCAATTGAAAGATGCAGATCTTGATTCTCTATATGATGAAGACATCAACCCGTTGTATGCTCCATCGACTACAACAAGAGGCGGAACAAATCCAAAAGGAGGAGTAGTTGTATGGGGACAAAAGACGATGCTTCAATCAGCATCTGCTCTTGATAGAATCAACGTAAGACGTCTTCTCATCGACATTCGTCGTCAGGTTCGTGAAATTGCGCAAACAATCATCTTTGAACCGAATCGTGAAGCAACCCTTGCAAGATTCACTGCAGCAGTAACACCAAGGCTACAGAGAATTCAGGCGCTTGCAGGTCTTGAGAGATTCCGCGTCATCATTGATTCTTCAACGACAACGCAAGCTGACGTTGAGAACAACACTGTTCGTGGTAAGATCTTCTTACAACCCACCAAGACGATCGAGTTCGTGTCCTTGGACTTCGTTGTGGCCAACAACCTTCAACAAGTACAGTGAAAATAATTGATAAAAATGTTTGATATATTCAAACGTTTAAATATCAAATGAATTTTTAAGGGCTTCTTAATGAGGCCCTTAATTTTTTGTTTTGAATCTAGGCAATATAGATTTAAATCAAGATAGTTATGAACCAAAGAAGTTTGTTTAAATGACAGTCAAGTTTAATAGTCCTGGAGTTTCTGCACAAGATTTAGGAACTATAGTTGCCCCTATTTTAAATTTAGCGATACCTCCCGCTGTAATCATAGGAACGTCACTATCAGGACCTGCATTCGTTCCAACTTTTTTTGATTCCAATGCAAAATTTCAGCAAAAATTTGGAATACCTTATGTTTCAGGATCTAGAATATCTTCTTATGATAGATTAACTAACTACGGTGCTTTAGCTGTAAATGAATGGGTCAGTAATCAAAAGTCTGTAGTTTTTACTAGAGTTTTAGGAACTGGAAACGGAAAAAACAGAGTATTAACTGGAACGAATGCAGGAGACGTAATTAATGCAGGTTATACAGTAGGAGAACAGCAGCCTGATCATGCGACGCTGTCTGGATCTTTGAGTTCAAATCCATATGCAAATTTTGGCGGCGCGTTAGGAAGAA